TATTATACTAGCGAAACAATTCTATAAATACACGCTATGTTATTTGGATCACTAATCATGTTGGTGGCCATTACCATTTCGGCAATTGCCGCTTGGTATTCGGTCGCCGGTCTTACTGCTATCTTCAGTGCAGCAGTCATCCCTGTTATTATCATGGGAGGCGCACTAGAGGCTGGCAAATTGGTTGCCACAGTTTGGCTACACAACAATTGGAAGAGAGCCGGATGGGCATTCAAAACCTATCTCATTCCTGCCATTGTGTTCCTTATGCTATTAACCAGTATGGGCATCTTCGGCTTCTTAAGCAAGGCACATTCCGACCAAAGCCTAGTAACCGGTGATGCCACTAGCCGGGTTGCTATCTATGATGAAAAGATAAGCACCGAACGAGAAAATGTTGCACAGGCAAAGAAGGCACTTGAGCAAATGAATGCACAAGTCGACCAAATGCTTGGTAGAACAGACACAGAGCGTGGTACAGAGCGAGCAGTGCTTATTCGCAAGCAACAGGCCAAAGAACGAGCTGCGTTACAAACTGAAATCACAAAGAGTCAAAAAATTATACAACAATTACAAGCCGAGCGAGCGCCATTTGCTGCCGAGGCTAGAAAGGTGGAGGCCGAAGTTGGACCTATCAAATATATTGCTGCTCTTATATACGGGGACAATCCTGACCAAAATATTCTTGAGCGTGCTGTACGTTGGGTTATTATACTTATTGTTATTGTTTTTGATCCGCTTGCCCTGACACTGATCCTTGCTGCTAACAAACAGTTTGAATGGGCCAGGGCGGGCACGGGTGGTTGGGTACACGACGAAGCAGCACAAAAAATTGATCCCGAACCGCCAGGTGTAGAACAACGACCATTCGCTGATCATGAAGTGGCTGCTCTAGACACCCAGGCCAACACAGTTCCAGTGCATGACACTGTCAAGTCCGAACAAGAGTCGCAAGCAGCCGATGTGTTAGACGAACAGCAACGAGCTGAAGCCGCCAACAATGAAGTGGCCAAGATTGAACGGCCAGAACCAGATCTTGATATTCCTGTTTTGGAAAATGAAGAAATGTGGGCACAGCGTGTGATTGACGAGCAGCCCAAGGAAGAAGCCAAATACGAAGCCGACGATGGCGCACTGACTGCGGAACAAATTGCTCAAGTAAAAGCATTCGTAGAGGACACGCCGCCGGTAGAGGCACCTGCTCCAATTGATGAATTCAATACTCCAGTCCGTCGCGGCGCAGACTATGCTGTGCGCTACAAAGGCAAAGTGTATAACCTGGATGCATTTAATAAATTGTATCCGAGCATGGCAATCCGAGCTGACAATGAAAAATTAGAAGCTGCCAGTCAATGTGGATTTGGAGAACGGTTTCCAGACAGTCCCATGAAGGGCGATATGTTTATTAGAACAGATTATCTACCAGACAGATTGTTTAAATGGAATGGACAAAAATGGATCGAAGTGGACAAAAACTCCACTGACAGTTATACTTACAATCAAGCTTATATACAACACCTAATTCAGAAACTAGAAGCAGGTGAATATGAAATTGAAGATTTAAGCGACGCCGAGCAAACACAAGTCGAGCAGCAAATTGAAGCAATTTTGAAAAACAAAAATGGATAGTAATCTAGTCACACCACCGGACATTGTTGAAAATGTATTACACTCGGTACTGCTGATTGACCCTGAACAGTATGATGTAGATGCAGTGATAAAGTTTTGTCAGCATTGCGATACGGCATTTAATGTATATGTTTATACACCCAATATGAAAAACACGGAGTGGTTAAAACAAGCCGTCGATGCAAGCGATACTTTGATTATAAACACTAGATCCAACAATTATCAAGAAATGTGTTTGCTAGAACGCAGCTACTACTATGGTCCAAAATTGTATTTAGAAAATCCTAGAAAAATTGATGATCCTTTACATTATTTTGTGTTGCACATCAACAAATAAATAATACTATGAATGAAAAATTTAAAGTCAACGGAAATCTAGTAATTGTTACCAACGACAATGTTGAAAAAGCTCTGCGCAAATTTAAGAAGAAAGTATCCGAGTCCGGTTTACTACAAGAGCTTCGCGATAGAGAAACTTACGAAAAACCAACCACAGCTCGTAAAAAAGCCAAGGCCGCAGCCAAGCGTCGTTGGAAAAAAAGACTTGCCGACGAACAACTGCCAAAAAAACTTTTTTAATGTATATTGAGTTTCGTTTGCCAATGGGTGCAGGCGGAGCAGCAGCTGGCACAGCACTTGCTCAAATTAATATAGATATTAGCGATTGGGTTGAAAAATTCAATATTGAATATCATAAAACCAAAATTCACAAATACACATACAGACTTTGTTTGAAAAATCAACGGGCGTATTCGCATTTTGCACTAACTTGGGATCCAAAATATTCTGCATCTAGAAATTTTGTGTTCAAACAACCATAATAATAGAAACATGATATAGATAGAGGACTGCTAAGAAACTCTTTTAATCAAATCTGCTACCAAAAGTTTTTGAAAATCTTCATTATACATCAGATCTAGATTGGCCTTTCGTCGTAAATAAGTTTCACTCCATAATTTTTCTAAATCAACCTGCATTATTTTATCTATATCATCTAGAATAATGTCTATCTTTTTATTCAAATCAATCTCATCGTCGTATCCGTGACTTAGGATGTCATCAAAAACATCTATTCCTAAATCTTTAAGGTGCTGTATAATTTTTTTAGATCCTAAAATGTAAAACAACTGCCCAGAAAAGATAGGTTTCCAAGTTTTTTCAGTAATGAATTCTTGTTCAACAGAATTTTCAGTCACATAATTGATATAAGTTTCTTCATACAATTCGCTAGAATTTGAAACATAATACTCACCGCCTAACTTCCAGTTATTTTCTACAATGATTGGAAATGAAAATTTTTTTAATTCTAATTTTTGTTCGTTGCTTAAACTACTGAGGGTGTCGAGTCCTATATTAACAGTGTTATAATGTTCCTTTTCGTAAGTCCAATGAAAACTGCATTTACAACGATTAAACCAATTCTTTTTACTCATCTGTAAAAAATTAATAGTTCTATGTAACCACGGGTTCAAGTTAAAACACATAATAGGATATCTTCTAAATTTTTGTAAGTCAAACTTTTTTAAGTTTTCTGATAACGAAAACATATAATAATAGTAAAAAGGAAAGTAAATTATGTGCTTGTGTTTATTTTTGTAAAAATAATAATTACTGGTTAGTAGAATAAAATCTTTATCTTGGGCTTTTTCTTTTAATAAATTGTATTGCTGCAATGTATTATTATTTCCAAAACTATGATTAAGTAAAACCAATTCTGTGTCGTTTGGAATATTTAAATTTGTGTCGTTATACAACAATTCAAAATGGTAAGAAATTTTTTTGTTAATTTGATTTGATATAAGGTTGTACACAATTTTTTGTTCGAAATACATTGATTTTTTCCTAAATAATAGTATAATATATTTACTTGATAAATATTTGTGGATGCCATAAGGGTCCTACACTTACTTGCTTATCAAAGGAGAAAAATATGAGCACAATCATTGGTATTGATCTTGGTACCACCAATAGCTGCGTAGCAGTTGTCGAAAACGGAACCCCCCGAGTAATTGAAAATTCAGAAGGTGCTAGAACTACACCTAGTATCGTTGCATACACCTCAGACGAAATTATTGTTGGTGCTAGTGCTAAACGCCAAGCTGTAACTAATCCTAAAAATACTATCTATGCTAGTAAACGACTGATTGGTCGTAAGTTTAAGGAACAGGCAGTACAAAAAGACATCAACTTGATGCCTTATAAAATCATCGAAAGCAGTAACGGTGATGCATGGGTATCTGCTAACGATAGAGAGCTAGCACCTCCGCAGATTAGTGCCGAAGTTCTTCGTAAAATGAAAAAGACTGCTGAGGACTACCTTGGGCACGAAGTAACAAAAGCCGTAATTACCGTACCTGCATATTTTAATGATAGCCAAAGACAGGCTACCAAAGATGCTGGTGCTATTGCAGGCTTGGAAGTTCTGCGAATTATCAATGAGCCGACCGCAGCGGCCTTGGCTTATGGAGTAGACAAAAATGAAAAAACGGATCGTAAAATTGCTGTTTATGATCTTGGTGGCGGTACCTTTGATATATCTATTATTGACATCGCTAATGTGGATGGTGATAAACAATTCGAAGTACTTAGCACCAACGGCGATACCTTTCTAGGTGGCGAGGACTTTGATCAAAGATTAATAGAACACTTAATCGCAGAATTCAAGAAAGAGAGTGGTGTTGATCTAAGTAAAGATGTTATGGCACTACAACGCCTAAAAGAAGCAGCTGAACGCACCAAGATTGAACTGTCCAATAATACACAAACAGATGTTAACTTGCCTTACATCACTGCTGATGCTACAGGGCCTAAACATCTTAATATTAAAATTACTAGAGCCAAGTTCGAAAGCTTGGTAGAAGATCTAATTCAACGATCAATTGAACCTTGTCGAGTTGCTATGCGGGATGCTGGTGTTACAGCCGCAGACATTGACGAGGTTATTCTTGTGGGTGGTCAAACTCGTATGCCCAAGGTACAAGAAGCAGTTGAACAACTATTTGGTCGAGCACCTCGTAAAGATGTTAATCCAGATGAAGCAGTTGCAGTAGGAGCAGCGGTACAAGGTGCTGTTCTAGGCGGCGATCGTAAAGATGTACTATTACTTGATGTGACCCCACTAAGCCTAGGTATTGAAACCATGGGCGGAGTGATGACAAAACTAATACAAAAGAACACCACAATACCAACTAAGAACAGTCAGGTGTTCAGCACAGCTGAGGATAATCAGCCTGCAGTTACTATTAAAGTCTATCAAGGCGAACGCGAACTAGTTCAGCATAATAAACTATTAGGTGAATTCAATTTGGAAGGTATTGATCCTGCACCTAGAGGCATGCCACAGATTGAAGTTACCCTAGATGTTGATGCTAATGGTATTCTTAAAGTAAGTGCTAAAGACAAAAAGACCGGCAAAGAAAATAAGATTACTATTAAATCCGATTCTGGTCTAAGTAAAGAACAGATTGAGGAAATGATTCGCGATGCTGAAGCCAATGCTGACGCAGATAAGAAGCAACGCGAACTTATTGAAACTCGTAACCAAGCGGATACAGTCGTCCACAAGGTTCGCACTGATCTAAAAGAAGCGGAGGGCCGGCTGTCAGAGGATCAGACGAAGACTATACAAGATGCTATCGTTAAATTAGAAGAAGCTGTAGCAGGCACAGATAAAGAAGCAATCACAACAGCATTGTCGGAATTGTTTGTAGCCTCAAATGCAATTAATGAAACAAAACAGCAGGCAACCGCAGAAGAGTCTACCACGCCCAAGTCCGACGACACGGTAGTTGATGCTGAATTTACAGAAAAGAAGTAAAGAATATGCGGGGTAGATGCCTTTAGGGTCTACCCTCATATATGTCATAACTTGCTTAATGAAAGGAGAACGTATTATGACAACATATACAATTAGCACTTTTGATTTACCTACCCTACATCGCCATGCAGTTGGTTTTGATAGGTTGTTTAACGAACTAGGTCGTACCTTTGCTAATAGCAAAACCGATAACTATCCACCACATAACATTGTTCGCATTGACGAAAACCATTATGCTATTCAATTAGCGGTTGCTGGTTTTAGTCAAGACGAGTTGGACATTGAATATAAAGAAAATGTCCTAACCATTAAAGGCGAGCAAAAGCAAAAAGATGAGTATGAATATCTACATAGAGGTATTAGTGCTCGTAATTTTACTCGCCATTTTACTCTAGCCGACAACGTTGAAGTAAAAGGTGCAACTGTGATCAATGGTATTTTGGCAATCAGTCTGGAACACATCGTTCCAGAAGAGCAAAAAGCTAAAAAAATTGCCATCACATTTGCTAATTAAGTCGATAAGTATTATAATAAACAGTAGGGGGATAGTCCCCCTACTTAAACCTACAAAATTATGAGTAAAACAGATATTGTAGTAAAACCCAAGATTCAAGTTAAGACAAACATTCAACCTCCAAGTTTGTTTAATGTAATCTATTTAAACGATAGTGTGACAACAATGGAGTTTGTAATTGAAACACTCAAAAATATTTTCCATCATACAGAAGAAACAGCAACAGAAATTACACTAAAAATTCACGAAGATGGTTCAAGCGTAGTCAGTACTTTACCCTATGAAATCGCAGAGCAAAAAGGTGTAGAGGCTACCCTACTTGCTCGAAATAATGGTTTTCCACTCAATGTTAAATTAGAACCAGCTGAATAATGATTTTCAATAAAATTAGAGAACTTAAGGACAAAGGACTTAAGATTGGGATTACTTTTTCAACTTTTGATTTATTTCATGCCGGACATGTGGCGATGCTGGCAGAGGCTAAGAATCATTGCGATTATCTTATTGCCGGGCTTCAGACAGACCCAACAATTGACCGTCCGGATACAAAAAATCGACCAGTTCAAAGTATTGTGGAAAGACAGATTCAACTTGCAGCATGCCGTTATGTTGATGAAGTTGTTGTTTACCAGACCGAACAAGATCTAGTAGACTTGCTATTAATTTTACCTTTGGATGTTCGCATACTTGGTGTAGAATACGCAGATAAATCTTTTACTGGCGATGCAGAGTGTCATGCTCGTGGAATTGAATTAATCTTCAATAAGCGCGATCATTCGTTTAGTTCTAGCAGCCTGCGTAAGCGTGTAGCAGCATCTGAAGCAGAAAAAATACTTAGGGAGCAATAATGGATATAATGCTAGACATTGAAACACTAAGTACCAGGCCTTGGAGTGTGATCCTTACATTAGGTGCAGTTAAATTTAGTCCCTGGGACGAGGATGTCGATACTGAATCTGGATTGTATATTCGTCCTGATGTCGACGAACAATTAACTATGGATCGCCATGTACAAGACGAAACTGTGGTATGGTGGGGTACTCAACCCGAAGATGTTAGAGAAGAAGCACTAGGTACAGATGGTCGTATTAGTATCAATGAAATGTTAGATCAACTTAATCGTTTTCTTGTGGGTGCGGATAATATATGGTGTCAAGGTCCTGCATTTGATATTGTTATATTAGAAGATTTATACAGACAGGTTAATCGTCCCACGCCCTGGCAGTTTTGGCAAATTAGAGACAGCCGTACATTGTTTAGTGTACACGGTGATCCAAGAGAAAAAAATAGACATGGTGCACATAATGCCTTGATTGATTGTTATTATCAGGCTCGAGCTGTGCAGCATATATACAAAACAGTAGGAGTGAAAAAAAGATAATGGATATTATTTTTAGCAGACAGGTGGCCGAGGAATTAAGCGAAAGGTACACAATACTTGAATTAGAAACATTCGATGTTGAGGGCAAAATACTAGAAACATTTTGTGTAGTCCCAGGAGACAAAATTCCATTAGAGGAAATTGTAAAAATAGAACACTGGAAAAAACTACACGATACTTTTGTACAGGCCAACAAAGAAAAAAACGCAAAATTGTGTCACGATTTGCTTCCATATTTAAAAGGCAAATGGGGCGGCGAACTTGATGAATTTTATGATATAGTTTGCGGTAGATACGATCTCAAAGAAGAAACATAATATTGGTATTTTATCATTGTGCAGCACAATGATATATACTATATGGACAAATTATTAGCTGCCATCTTACTGGCCACTACAGCCCTGGCAGCTACAGCTGACCCAAGACCAAGACAAATCCGCATGATGTGTGGCAGTTTTGAAGATGCAGAAATTACCACACAGAGATACGGCGAAAAACTAATCATGGCTACCCAAAGCCCCAACGAACAAGTTGTCAATTTAGTATATGCCAATTTTGAAACAGAAACCACCAGCTGGTTTATACATGATTTACAGACAGATGAATATTGTATGATGGGGGTGGGCAAAAGGATTTATATACCCGACGACAGTGTACTTAAAAAAAGTATCGGAATCGGATTAAGAACTGCTTACAAATAACCTGGAATTTCCAGGTTTTTTTGTGGCTTTAAAAAGGAGACAAATATGAGCTGGTTCGCACATCGCCCACCCAAAAATCCGCCGCAACCCACTCCGGTTACACCCCCGCATCGAATGTAAAAATTATTAATTCAAAAAAAGAGCCCTCTAGCAGGGCTTTTTTATTAACTAGCAAATAAGTATTAATAAGTTCGATAAACATTGGTTCTTCAATAACAAAAAACGGAAACACAAAATTGAACCAAGTAGCTGTAGCGAGCTGTACCAGTAATGGATCGGAGCTATGGATCCGTTAACACTTTTTGCTCTGGCAAACGGTGCGGTACAGGCTGTAAAAAAAGGCTGCGAATTATATAAAGAAATAGCCAGCGCAGCAGGTGATGTCAAAAGCATAATCTCTGACCTTGACCAACAATTTGGTGAAAAGTTCAAAGATCGTGCTCCTACCGTTGCGGAAAAAAATCAGTTCATCCAAGAAAAAAATCGCATCATTGAGCTCAGCAAGCAGCAGCCCAATGACATCTATACTCAGATAGGTGAAGAGTTGGGTGTGTATTTTGAAAACTTTGCCAAGTGTAGCGCCATCTTTGAAGAAGAAGAAAAACACGCTTTAGAAGTATATACCGGAGAAGCAAGTTTAGGTAAAAGGGCATTGCAAAGAGTATTAATGCAAAGCAGACTTACAGCAATGGAAGCCGAACTTCGTGAACTCATGGTTTATAATTGTCCTCCAGAACTAGGTGATTTGTATACCAGAGTGTATGCAATGATGGAGAAAATGAAGAAGGAACAATCTATTGCTTGGGCTAAAAAACGAGTAGCCGACAAAATAAGTGCCGCAAAAAAACGCCGCAGAATAGAACATATCAAATGCAATGCCTGGAAATATGGCATTGCTACCTTTGTAAGTCTATATTTGATTTGGCTGGTATGGGCAGTGGTACAAGTGAGAATAGAAGTAGAACCCGAATTGGGTCGTTGTCTCATTCCTAAAGGAAGTGCAGTATACAATTGGTACAACAATTTAAAGTGGATAGATTGTGAAATTCAACAATGAGTAAATATCAATCTACGGTTGAAACTAAGATTGATCTTGTTACTCGTATGTATCAAGATCACGGATTTGATATAGATGAAATCTGTTTGCGATTGAGATATCCTAAAGAAACTGTAGAATACATAATTAAGAAATATAATTTAAATCATGGCGAAAAATCTTGGCGTTATTAGAATGGTACTGGATTTACATAGAAAGGGACACACAGTTATTGCAATTGCAAAAACTTTAAATCTACACATTGAAGAAGTAGTAAATATAATTAATGGATACACTTGAATACTTAAAATGGGGGTTGAGATTATTTTTTTGGATAGCCATGACCATGGCTCTGAGACAAGGTAGCTTGTTTGCTATTGCCTTGTGTGCTATAATATTTCTTTTAATTGAATATTTTCTAGAAGATTTAGAATCCACATCATCAATCAAATGATCAAAAAATTGTTTCTAGGTGCAATGTTGGTCATTGCAAGCACTCCTGTTTTTCCGGCAAACATTTTGGCAAAGTCTTGGCTAATAGCCGACGAACAGGGCAGAATATTAGAATCTGAAAACATTGACATTCAACAACCAATTGCAAGTATAACAAAATTAATGACTGCAATGGTAGTTCTAGATGCAAATGAAAATTTGCAACAGCCTTTGAATAAAAAATTTAGGGGTTTGACAGTTACTAAAGAACAATTAATTAACCTGGCAGTTATAAAATCTGACAATCAAGCAGCTCGTATGCTTTGCGAAACTTATCACAGAGGTTACACCACCTGTATCAACGATATGAATCACAAGGCACAAGTATTGGGTATGTTAGAAACTCAATTTCGAGACAGTAGTGGATTAGATAATAGAAATATCAGTACACCAAGAGATCTAATCAAACTATTGTTAGCAGCTGAAAAATATCCTGCTATAGTGTCTGCGAGTAATAAATTAGTAGGTGAACTGGTTAGAAAGAAAAAGAAAAAAATTGTAAAATGGCGTTACACTAATACAAATCCTTTAGTAGGAAAATATCGAGTTATTGTAAGTAAAACAGGTTATGTAAGGGCCTCAGGAGGTTGTCTGGTCATGAGTGTAAATGTTAATAACCAAAAAAGGCTATTTGTAGTTTTGAACAGTTTAACTACTCGTACTAGAATACACGATACAGAACAACTGATACTAAATGTTATATCAAATAACATATAATTTTCAAATAAATACATTACTTCAAATCAATTAAGATAATTCAATAGGAAAAATCATGAAAGTGGGTTTTATTGGTATAGGAAAACTAGGCATGCCTTGTGCTGAGGTAATGGCCAGTGTGTATGATGTTACGGGATACGATATATCTCCAAGACATAGTGACAAAATTAATATAACAGATAATATTCGTGGCGCAATTTTAAATAAAGATATAATTTTTGTCGCAGTCCAAACACCTCACGATCCTGATTATGACGGATCAAAACCAATAACTCATTTACCAAATAAAGATTTTGACTATACAATAGTTAAAGATGTTCTTAGGCAAATTGATGCGTGGGCATTACCTAATCAATTGGTAGTTCTTATTTCAACAGTTTTGCCGGGTACAGTTAGAAGAGAATTAGAACCGTGCATAACTAATGCTAGATTTGTTTATAATCCATATTTGATTGCAATGGGTAGTGTAGAATGGGACATGGTCAATCCTGAAATGGTGATCATTGGCACAGGAGATGGCAATGAGACTACAGATGCTCGAGAACTAATTGATTTTTATCAGCCTTTAATGAAAAACAATCCTAGATATGTTGTGGGTACTTGGGATGAAGCAGAAAGTATTAAGATTTTCTACAATACTTTCATTAGCACAAAAGTTGGCTTGGTTAACATGATACAAGATGTAGCAATGAAAAATGGAAATATTAATGTAGATATTGTCACAGACGCTTTGGCAAAGAGTACCACAAGAATCATGAGTCCTAAATATATGAAGGCAGGCATGGGAGATGCAGGTCCTTGTCATCCTAGAGATAATATTGCTTTAAGATGGTTAGCTGAAAACTTACAACTAGGATATGATATTTTTGACACAGTCATGCATGCTAGAGAAAT